CACAGGATGATAAATTATTTCGTCAGATATAGATTTAATTAGATTCAATTTGGGCGCAATTAAATTATTCAATTCGTCACTGCTTGGTGGCAAAGGTTTAGCTGTTATTACACCAGTCAACCATTGTCTAAATAAGGTATCATAACTATTTGTCAACACAAATACATCCATAATATTACTAACTCCTGGATCTATTCTGTGTGTGTCGCTGGCGTTATGTGTATATTGAAATTTTAATTTATCTCTACCTAAAAATACTCTATAATCTAAACTTGGCGTTAATTCAGAAGTAGCACTAGTTAATTTTGCCACTGTATCAATATCTATAAAATAAAAATATTGTCCGTCAACATATTGCGAAAATGTTTTAGGTTGAGTTGGCAAAATAACCACTATACTATTAGAGTTGGCAACATATCTATAATCCTCTTGGCCCGTTTCAACTTGGTATTTTTCTAATACAACAAAGTAAGAAGATAGCAGTGCGCTGGCCGCTGGTATTGCAACATTGTCAAAAGTTTCAGGATCCGTTACCACGCCGGTATTGTTCTTATCGCTAAATGTAACCACAAGTTTTTTAGTATCGATGTATCCATCTAAACCAATATACTGACTCACTACTTTTAAATTTTGATCAAATGTAAACGGTTCGGACAAGCCCGGCTGGGTATTGATACTTAAAATATTAATCGAATCAGTTAATAATTTTCCAGAAACATTGTCGTAAACACGCTCTGTACTATCAAAATAAAATCTTATTTGGAGGTACTTTCAAATATATAACGTAATTTCTTGTTGTTATGGTATATGTTACAGTATCTGTGACAAATAATAATAACCAGCTGGAATCCAATAACAAGTTGCTAGTGTCGCCTGTTTTATTCAGACTAAAATCGTCTGTCGAATTTAAATTTGACTGGAAAATAATTTGCCATGACTGAGTGTTTATATCAAAACGCAGGCCGAATGGAAGGTTACTTGTGATAAGATCAATCATTGTTGTGATAACTGACTTGTCTATCACTGTTCGCCATACCGGAATAACACGAGTGGCAATTGCTTTACTTGGTATTATGTCATTTAATGATACTGGGCCTTCGCCTGATATTAAAATTCCTGTTCCGGCCGAAGTGCCGTCGCCAATTAAAGAAACAATCTCGGCCCATATATAACTACTGGTGTTTGCTTTGNCAGGAATTGTTTTAGGTATTAACGCATTATTATTAGATCTGTCAAACACTTGTGCCGCACCGCTTGCAGACAGCGGAGCTTCAAATTTTATCAGTGACCCAACACCTGCATACTTTAAGGCAGTGGTCGTAAAACTGGAAACCAAATACGGCTTGCCGTCTGTGGTTGATCCAAAGTAGCCGCTTGAAAAATTAGTATTATCAACAGTATTATACCATGCAATATCCAGTAAAGTGGTACTGATTTTTGTGAACTTTGAATAATAGAAATTTCTTAAATTTGCATCTTTTAACAGGTCAAACACAATGTTATAAACTACTGCCTGTGCGTCTGTTTTGCTGGCGTAGGTAAACGTAGTATCTGTTGAATAGGTGTCCTGATAAAGGATACCGTCGTCTGCAAACAAATTAGTTTTGCTATATTTGCCTGTAGGGTCAATTAAATCAAGATATCTACTAACACCACTTGAACTTCTGTTNACAGCTTTAATTTTTATAATTTCTTGACTTACTGCAAGAGGACTGATATTATAATCCTCGCCTGTGATCATTCTGTTTTGTGTGTAATAAGTTGCGGGCGCATTGGCTTTTACATTGTCGTTACTTTCAGTGGGTGCGCTGTTGTCTACACTTGTTTGTAATGACAATGTGAGTGTGAGTTGTTCTTGTTGACCGGTGTTTGAAAAATAAGGTATGGTCATTGTAACCCCGCGGATATCTTGAGGGTTAATAGTATACGATAGTCCGTTGCTGATACGATAGTACACATTAAATGTGCCTAACGGAAGTGTTCCAAAAATTCCGTCACTAAACGACAATGCCACACGGTCGCCGGCTCTTGTGATAACTTTATAGATATTTTTAATTGATTTATTTAAACTGTTATAGATAATATTATTACCTACTAAATTAGGAACAGGAGTCCACAATTCCGATTCGATACCAGATTGGTCTATCTTGTATAACCATAAATCAGTATCATTGATATCGGGAGAATCTAATTCAACAATTTCATTAGTACTCGGTTGATNAATTGTAAAGTTGCCTTGATTTAATGTGCCTTGCACAAAATTAAAGAAAAATCCAGTATTAATACTGGCCGCGCCTTGGCCATCATTTTTATAGACACATGCCATACGATTGGCAATCTTGGGAGATTCTTCGTAAATGTATCCTTGGCCAGCAAACGTGGTACTGGTAACTTCAAAATCCATCTTGGAGCCGTTGACTGTCTTGCTAAAGCCGTAGATAGGAACTGCGGAGTTTGCTCCGTTGAATTTGTATTGTTCAGTTGGCGTGTTATAAACTGTTGCGCTGTCGCTTGGATTTCCAAATTGCTGGGATGCTGGGAACGCGGCATTCATAACTGCAATAAATTGATCGTACCAGTTGGCATTGGANCTGTCATTCCAGCTGATGATTTGATTAGCAATATTACGGCCATTTGAATCCAATATGTTTTGTGTGGATTGCACTGCCACTACTTTTAGTAGTCCGTTTGATGCTTGATTACGTTTGGCATTATAGCTCAACATACGTGCAAGACGTAGCACACTGTCTCGGCGATCTGCTAGCTCTAAGAAGTTTTCACGAGCATTTAAGTCAACACGGAAAGCTATACTTTGGCCCAAATAGGCAATAAGGTCAATTAAGGCAAGATATTCACTTGATTCAATGTAATCGTTAAAATCTTCTGGAAAGTTCTGGCGCAGATAGTCAATCATGCTCCTACGAATATTTTCAAAATCGTAACTTTGGAAATCGGCATTACGAAAAGACTGGTATACTTTTCTCCAGTCTTTAGCGATCAATAACCTATTTTGTCTATCAGTTGCACTCATAATCTATCCTATTATCAATATTTATTGAATTCTAATATGTACGTATATTAAGACGAAAGCAGTCCTGCCGACTGGTCAAATCGTAATTGCATACTCTGTTGGATGTTGTAGGGCAGGTATTTTAAGATACACTCAATTTGAATTCCACTCTCATATGTTGTGACTATGACATTTTGTGCAACCAATCTAGGATCATAATTTATAATTTCGTTAACGTTGTTTACTATGCTTTCTTTAAGTTCTTCAGTCATTGGCTCAAACAACATGTCCCAAATTATGGTTCCAAATTGCGGATTCATCAGTCGTTCGCCTCTGCGGGTGTGAAAGTGATTTAAAAGATCCTGTTTGATCAATTCTAAATCATACAGCACAAATCCCTCAGAGCTAGTATTGACTGTGCTAAATCCCTTGTATGCCTGTGGAATTGGGTCTACCACCGTTGGCACTGCGGGTACTGTGATCCTATCGTATAAAGTCGATGCCATATGTTATCCTTTGTTTTGTTTAAATGTATCGTCGGGTGACGTATACAATGTCCACTTGTCCGGCGCAGTGGCCGCAGTACTTGTGGTAATATCTGTTTTTGTAGGAACAAAGTCAGCAGGATTTAAATTCTCATGCAACGGCCANGGTTCGTGTGTAGGAACTCTTAACAAAATAGATTCCAAAGTGGTACCATTTGTTTCTGTAAGATTAGAATATGTTACTAATGATTTTGCTTTTAGTGCATCTGGGCCGTTCATATGAATTTTCTTAGCCTGTTCTATATACTCTCCAGTTGTGGAAATATAAGAGTTTCCTGTTGTGGTAATTTTTGTATTTGCATTAGAAATAACTTCAAAGTCTTTGACACTTTCAAGGTGTATTTTTTCCAATGCTTTAAGATTAATATTACGACCGGCTTCTAAATTAAGATCTCGATCAGCACGTATATTCAAATCATTTTTAGTATGAATACTGATGCTGTCTTCAGCAAATATATCTATTTTGCCATTGCTAGTCAATTCAATCCATGTTGTGCCGCTGGCATTGCCAATATAAATTAAATCTTCACTGTTGTGTAAAAGTATTTGATGTCCTGTACGTGTACGGATTCTTACCAGTTCGTTGTGAGGAATATTAGTGCCACCCACTTTTGTATAATCCGGGGGCCCGTCCTTTGCAGGTGTCTTGCGTGAATACTTGTTGTCTCCGTCATCCATAACAAATTGACTGCCGCCCAGTCTGTTGACATAGGCCATTGTTTGNTCGTCAGGAGTTCCTATATTTTTCTTGGAGCTTTTCTCGTCTAGTGGGCCAGCAGTACTGATACCAAACACGCGACTAGGNGTTTCTCTTCTTGCGCCGCTGGAGGTAATTCCTCGAGTGTCGTCTTTTAACAATCCCTGTATTTCAAAAATATCTGCAAGGGTATGAACTGGTTTGACAGCATCTGTTGCGGGCTTTCCTGGTTGTGTGTTATTTGCATTTAATTCTCCTACTGGAAGGCGCTCAGCAGGACGCAACCAGTTGGCAGTAGTAGCGGGAATTCCNGGAACTGAAAAGTTTTTATATCTATCAGGAATAGAAGCTATCCAGTATGCATTTTTAATGTTGCCTTCAACAAGTATAACAAGGCCTTGCACACCCACATCCGGTGCTGGAGTCCACATGCCGTTGGATTTTTGAGTGTCTGCAAATGAGTTTGAATTACCGTTGTGTTTTTTATCAGTGTTGCTCCAGTAAGGAGTTGTGAATTTTGCATTGGTGGCGTTCCATACAACTGGTTCGTTGCCAGAGCCTTCATGTAACAGTTCAACCCATACTGATCCCAAATAGTCTGCATCCACATTGCTTACCACTCTTGCCAAGAACGGACCTGATGAGTTTGATTCAAGTGGAGTTGATTCTTTACGGCGTTGTACAATTTTATCGTGTTGCGACATTAGTTATTACCTTAGGTTGTNGGTTTCTTGTCTTTGGCTACGAACTGATAAACCGCTTCGCCAGCTTCGTTTCTAACCATTTGTCTGCGNGTACCTTTTATGGTCTGGGTAAATTCGCCGTCTCTAAATCTATGTGTTACTGAGCCCAATCTAAACAAGCCGCTGAATTCACCAACAGCTTTGGTTGCCATAGTCAGCAATCCTGTGCTAGGATTGATATCTGTTGGAGTTCTAAAATTAATTGCAATGTCAACTTCACCGCTTTGATAATTGATACTACCGTCAGCGTTGATATTCATTTGCCCAACCACAGGAGGGCTATTGAAATTTCCCATGCCGTTACTGGTCATATAGTACGGATCGCCTACTATGTCCATTTCAAGTTCTTGCAAGTCAGCGCCAAAGGTCAACGCTTCGTGTACCCACTTGACTTGCTGTTGGGCTGTTGTATCATCTCCGCCTGATCCGCCGCGATAGTTAAAGGCAGTTTTTACAGAATTCCAAATTTCTGTATAGTTTAAACCAAGGCCAGGTTCTTTAGAAGCTCCGCCTGGTCTAGGCGCAGGCACTGTTATTTTCCCTTTAGCTAGATCATTTTGTTCAGCTGTTTTGCTATTGGTTGTGCTATTGCCGTTGTCAACTGGGTTTGAAACGTTGAAAGAATTATTAAACTTAATATCTAATTTTAAAATATCTTGATTTTTTCCGGTGTATATGTAATTATACACTTTTACACACTGGGCCAACATTGATTTAAATGAAGTACTTGCCATGCCAGCAACGGGTACCGATGTTTCATGTACAAGGTACGGCACCACTTTAAACACCAGTAGTTCAGGTTTCTTTTTAGTTTTTGCATCCAGTTGCGGAGAATCAATGTGATACAATGCAGTTTCAATGCGCCACCATTTTTTCATTTTGGTACCGTCTTTTGGCTTGTCTGAAATACATTTAAGAGCATAGTCGCTGGACATTATGACTTGATTGATGGCATTTACCACAGTTGTGGTTTGTTTAAAACTGTAGTTACTGACTTTGGGATTTTTAGAAATTTTAGCAGGATCAATTTTTCCAGTCGCTGAATCAATGATTATGCTGTCTTGTTGCAGTGTACTCTGTGCCCAGCGTTCTGGTCCAAATCCCAGAGATGATGCGCCTATTTCATTAACTGACGATTCTATCAGTGTGCTATTGATTGAGCTTCGAGATACATTTAACTTTGCATTGGTAGTTGCATCATCAACCGCGGCTTTCTCAGCCGCTGGCTTAGCACGTTCTCTTTCGTCCTCGCCTTTGGGAGAAGCTGTTAGCGTTTCGTTAGCAGAAGATTTTGGAAATATAATTAATATTTCTTGTGCTGGAATTGCTAAATCATTTTTTTTTGCTATTTCTCTATAACCAGCGTTGATTGCAGATTGCAAACTGTACGGACCGGTTTGTAATATTTCTTGCACTGTACTGCCAGCAATTGCCATATCAGTAGTAATTGTATTATTGTTTGAAAACAACGGTACTTGTCCAGCAGGAGTTGCTTTTATATTATAAACTGCGCCGGCGTTGGTTACTTGCATGGTCAAGTCGTTGATGATAAATGGTATCATCTTGGTAGTGTTAGGAGCAGACGTCATATTACCATTTTGATCTACTCCTTTAAATTCTATTTTTAGCAAAAACGTGGCCGCACTGTAGGTAGAATATTTGTACTTTTTACATGCAGTATTCAATGCCACTGGAAACATTCCAATACTAAACGGTTCGCTTATCACCATGTTTATACTAGTTGCATTTGTATTGCCAGTACCCAGCTCAAATCCATAGGTACTTTCAATTTCTACACTGTCAATAAAAAAATCAAATCTACCGTAGAATGTCTTGATACGATTATTGGGATTTCCTCCGGCAGTTTTTAAAATTATTGGAAGTTTTCCACTGGCCAAATATGTAGTATTTGGACTGTTTAAATCGTCCGAGCTCAACGCGGCTATGGTAAAAATTTGTGTATAGCTTGCATATTTGCTTAACGGATTTGCCAGCGGCAGTTTAAACTGACTGCTTGAAGAACTGCCAAGTAGTTTGGATATGCCGCCACCCAGTGCCAATACTCCTGGAACTACCGCAGGTGCTGGAGCGGCTGGCACTTGTGTTGGAGTAGCCGCACGGGACGTGTTTTCTATATCGCCATTGGCCATATTAAATTCCTAAAATCTCTGATAGGCTACTGTTTTTTGGAATATAAATTTGTTTGCCTGCAACAAAATCAAATATTGGATCCTGTATCACATCCATATTGCGTTGTGTGAATACCCACCATAATCCTGAATCACCATACAAGTCAAACGCCAGCAAATCAGGTCTCAAATTGTATTGCGGTTGTATTGTGTACAAAAAATCATCCGATGCAATACTAACAGACCGTATTGTAAAGATATCCAAATAGTCTCTTGTGATTGGAGTAGTAGCCCATGGGCTACGGTCATTGTATGTTGCGGCCATATTATACAAATCCTGTTGAGCCGGACATATATCCTCCGGTTACAAATTGGTCTAAACTAAACTTGCGTACTGTTGTTCTGCTGTAAGACGGTTTCAATGTGACTGTAAAAGTACTTTTTGTTGGCACATGAGTTACTCCACCGCTGGTTGATCCGCCTACTCCAAAAGCTCCTAGCAGTCCTGCCACTTGGCCTATAGTTCCTGATAAGTCACTAACTGCATCTAATCCAAAACTATCACTTAGACTGCCCAGCGTATCGGCCACACCTGCGATAGCACTGGCNGCACTACCGACCACATTGCAACCAATATAATCACAGTCTTTTTCTAGTGCAACTGTGAACCCAGTGATGACTACTGGAACATTTTTAAAAACAAAATTACCGTATGCATTTAAATTTACAATAGGTGGAGGATTTCCCGCTTTNGGATCATTTCCGCTGAACATTTTTGATGTAGCTCTTAAATAATGCAACATGGCAATCCAATACAATGCCTGGGCACTGTCTTCGCAATACATCGGAGCCACAATACTAATTGAGCCAGGATCACTATTTTTATATGC